TCTGCTTACGCAGCATAATACGCATCTCTGCGATCTCCTTATCCTTGCTTTGCATCTTTTCCGACATGAGATCAATCAGTAGGTTTGTTGCTTTGTCGTTCATGGTAGGTATTATAACCGATCAGGAAGGGACAGTCACGAGGTTTTTGAGAATTTATTTAACCTCTGCTGCCGTACTCTAGATCTTTTTTCATGTTCTTGGCATCTCGGATAAAATCTTCACGAGTCTCAGGGCTGTGATTCAGATTCTGAGCTTCCTCCTTGAGAGAGATTACCATATCATTTAGATAATCACGGACTGCCCACTCTTCGGACAATGCACCTACCGTAGGAGTAGTAAGAACTTTATTGATATGATTAAGAAGATAGTTATCCTCTTTAGTATTGATCAGATGATCACGCTGTGCTTCCAGTTGCAGGATAGTGGACTCGGACAAGGGCTTGTTGTAGGTTGCGGTCTTCATGATGCTTAGTATAACCGATCAGCGGGTGATAGTCACGGGTTTTTTGGGAATTTATTTAACTGCTTCTTTAAGTTTTCGATCTCGATAGAACGAAGATTGCAGAGATCAGCAACCTCTACATACCTACCATGGAAATAATTAAGTTTCTCTTCAGTTTCCTTCAGCTTAAGTTCCAATTCAGCGATCTCTAGTTTCCTAGATACTTCAGCGTATCGCACGCCTTCCTCCCAGCCGTGATTCCAAACTTGGGAGTAGTTGAGGGAGAAGGTTGTTTCGTTGTTACTCATTTGTGGCACTCGATAAAAGCACAGGGGTGTTCGTTGTTGTAGAAGTCTTCTACATAACCGAAGAAGTCGGCAGAGGTATCGAAACTTCTACGAAATTCTCCATTCCAAGATTCTGTTTGGTTACAGATAGGACACTTAGTCCAAGTATCTTCCAAACCAGAATCAAGCAGGATATATGTTGCTTTATTATTCATTGGTGAGGTTCCGATTTGATTTCATCACCATTCCAAACCCTGCCGTTTTGGATTGTCTTGGTTGCTACCTGAATGATCCTAGGCGAGTCTTGGGTATCTTCGTCTTCGTAGATAAGTTCAGCAGTATCGGCAACAAGGGCAATATCATTGACTCGTTGTTCGATCCAGAAATTAGTCATTTCATGGCCGAAGCCATTGTTATCATCGACGCGCAACTTAACATCGTAAGTGCCGCCAACTTGTTGTTCTAGGACGGTTAGATCACGGATCAGTTGTGAGAGTCTCATGGTAGGTATTATAACCGATCAGCAGGATTTGGTCACGGGTTTTTTGAGAAATTAGTTAGCCCAAATAACTTTGGGAACATTGATAGAGTTATAGTTAGCTTTTGCTTTATTGTCAGACACTTGCGTTAAAACTAGCTTTGCAATTACTGCAAAGAAGACATAACCTGAGTTTGAAACATACTCAGGATGCGAGTTGATGGGATTACAGTTACCATCATTCTCTAGCATAAATTCTAAGTGCTTGTAGGGATTGTAGTTAACATTACCGCGAAACTTACAAGCAATTGAATTATCATCTACAAGATTACCATAGATGAAAGCATGAACATTCTTCCTACGCTCAGAAAGAACTTTGTTACGACCACTCTCGGATACTTTGAACTTAGGGTTCTTAAGTAACAAATGTTCCTTATGGCTCGTAACACGCCAACCCTTGTCAGTCTTGGTTTGAACAGACCAACACTTCTTGTGGAAGTTCCAGTAGACTCGGCATTGCTTGCTCATGTTACCTACTATAACCGATGACTAGGCAATAGTCACGCTTTATTTATCTTTTTTTTCAGAATCTTTGGTTGCCGTATATAAGAACCATAGCAAAATTAGTGCATACGGAATCCAAAAATAAAGTTCTACAAACTCGTAATCCATAGGTATGTTACCAGCCATTTAATAACTAACAAAGGTAACCCTATCACGAGGAACAATACTAAGATTGCTCTCAAAATTATTGTGGCTACCTTTGTAAGTTTCATTTGTATTGATCTCGCCAATCCCTACCAAACAGGGTAGGAACTTGCTTTGATACCGTATCCATAACTACATCGTCTGGGTAGTGCTTTAACAATCGTCTAGCTTCTTCTCTAACTTTACGAGGAACTTTGGGTGTGACTTTCGGATTCAAGAGATGCCGAAGAAAGTCTCTTGTTGCCGTTACAGCCCCAAATCTCTCGTAGTTAAGTGTCATATTAGTCCTCGAAATCTTCGCCATATCTTGCATTCCATTGATTGTAATTCTCGATCCTAGCTTGCATATGTTCCATAAGCTCTAGGCATTCCATAACTACCTGATGATAGTAGTTGATTGTTGGCTCGTAGTTGGGTTTGACTTTCTCGTTTTCGATGATATGTTTGCAAGCTGCCTTTAGATTGGTAGCTGATTCTACCAGTTGCTGGTACGGATCCTTCTCTTTCATATCAATCTCCTTCGATGGGTTGGACTACGAGCTTGGGCAGACTATCTGTACAGTCGATAGTATCCACAGCCTCTAGTTTATACTTGACTACTTGGACTGACTTGATAGTCTCAGGCTTGAACCATTTGACTTGTCGCATCATTTGCTCCAAGACCTTCTCCTTGGTATTGGAGAAGTTCGTCATCATATATAGGTACGGAGGCTTCGAGTCGTTGAAGGTGATTTCTACTTGCCAGATCGTTTTGTTGTTGCTGTGTGCGCTCATGATATACAGTATAACCAGTTGGTCAGCTAAAGTCACTCTCTTTTTCAGAATTATTTTCGTAGATATCAATTATCTCTTCTTCGTACATAATGTTCATTTCTAACTTCCAAGCTAGGTCGTGTTCAATAGTTGCGCCCCGACTTGAACTCCAACCTCTCAATAGGAAGATAGTATCACACTCCATCATAAGTTTGATACATTCGTGCATATAGTATGACCACAACCCATCCTTACCCCAATCGTCTTGTGTAAACTTTGGGCTGGGAATTAGCATTGGGTTTTTAATCTCAGCGTTAGGATACATTCTAGCTAATAGAATGTGAGCCTTCTTAAAGTTTTCTTCTGCTTTGACTTCCCCGCTAATCGGGCCTGCAATGTAAATCTTCATTCTGGAAGCTCCCCTTGGTATCCGTAATGTAGCCACTTAAAAGCTACAGACTTGTCTTTTGTGATCACTACATTTAAAACACCATCTTTGGAGAATCGAGCATCAAACTCTTCGATATAAAGATCGTGTCCAAGATGCTTCCATACAATCTTTTGCAGGCAAACCATGGTTCCTGCCTTTCGATCATATTCTTCGTTATCACGGCATCTTGCAAATGTAAGTAGTCCTGTGTCACCATATGACATGACTGTTACGCCACCGTAACGGTCAATATCAAATTTACCCGCACTTACTTCTGTTCTGTTGCGGATATGTTTGACTCGGAACCAAACATCAACGATTTCACCAGTATCTTTGTTGTAGATTTTTGCAGTTAGTCTCATTTGACTTTTCCTCCGTCACATCATAGTCATGTTGTAGCGAGATCTAATGTAATCTAAATAATATCTCACCTCTTCGACTTTTAACTTTGTAGCCTTACAGAGTTTAGCAACATTTACCCTGCCGTTATCTTTCATACAATCAGGGTTGCCTACGATGTTTTCTACGATCAACTTTTCTTGGGGTAGTAGTTTGACTCTGATATCTTCAAGAACATTGTCCGCAATGTTCATGTTTACAACTTTAGGGTCAACAACATCCAACAGCAGTTTTTCATCCTGCATAGAATAATTGTGACCATCGACTGAATAGGTAGATGTAATACCTAGTTTCTTAGTTACATCTGATCCCTTCTTACCTTTCTTGTGCCACAAGCAGGTCTTGATGTACTTATCAAAGCCTTTGGTATCTTTGAAGTCTTCAAATTTACCATTCTTACCATTGTCCTGAGCCTCATAGCCTTTGATAGCTTCTAAGGCAGAGATCCAAAGGTCTTGCACATTATCATCAGGATCGCATCTTGCAACATCTCCGTTGATCTTTTGGGCAATCATATGAATAAGATTGCCGTACTTTTCTTGGATAAATTGGTATTGTTCTTGATTCATTGTACGGGCCAGAAGTATTCGATGGTTACTGCGTTTTCGGAGTCGATGCCCCAGTTAAACTGGGAATAGTAGTTGGGGTCTTTGCGAATCAGGTTAGCACGATGCGTATACCAGATACGCTGATCTTGCAGCCAAGGAGGTAGTACGAGGTTGGTTTCGTCACGCTTCTCCATGGTGTTATTGTAGCCTCTACGAACCCACTCGTCAATACATACATTCATGTAATGAGCAAGGGCTGGAGCATATCCTTCCCACATCTTAAGTGCGGGATGACTGCGCCAGCCTTTGGTGGTCGTTCGGTTAGTAAGAATATTATGAAGTTGCATAGCCTCAACACGCTGCTTACCAAGACGGCGATAGTCTAGGCAGCGTGCGGACTCTACAAAGTCAGCGTAGGGTAGGAAGGTCTGCATGGTCGTGCATACTATAACCGACTACTGACACCAAGTCACGCTTTTTTTAAGTTATTTTTAGAGGTTCTCATCTAACAACTTAAGCACAGCCAACCAGTTCTCTTTAGTTTTAAAGTAAATCTCCATGGTTGTTGCTCCTCCCTTATCATTCATAAGATAGATGTCAAGGCCATACAAGTCTGTATCATCCTTGTAAGCATAGTATCCTTTGAAATCTAACTGATTGAATGTAAATGCTACATATCCGTCAATACATACTTTAATTCTACCGTTGTAGATTTTGAATGAGTATTTATGTTTCTTCTGCATGATATCTTTCTGGTGAGTTCGGAGGGGTTCGAACCCTCGACCTACTGGTTAAAAGCCAGTTGCTCTTCCGACTGAGCTACGAACTCGTGTATGGAGTGAGTAAAGAGATTCGAACTCTTATCATTAGCTTGGAAGGCTAAGGTAATGCCTTTATACGATACTCACATGGCTCCCCGAGTAGGGCACGATCCTACAACCCTCTGATTAACAGTCAGATGCTCTACCATTGAGCTATCGGGGAATGTTTGGTAGCTCCAGCAAGACTTGAACTTGCAACCTACGGTTTAGAAAACCGTTGCTCTATCCTGTTGAGCTATGGAGCCGTGTATTGGTAGCCTAGGTGAGACTCGAACTCACACTTGACAGATTTTAAGTCTGTTGACTCTGCCATTGGTCTACTAGGCCATGTTGTGAAAGAAGTGGTAGGAAGTGAGTTCTGTCAGTCAGCCTTACGGTTTGACTCTTCCTACCTGATTGGTGCGCTCGGATGGATTTGAACCATCGACCTTAGCTTTATAAGAACTCTGCTCTAACCAACTGAGCTACGAGCGCGTGTTCGGTCTACCATAATAGCATGACCTTTGACTTTTTTAATGGTGACAACAAAAAAAAGACACCATTTTGTTGACGGTAACAAAATGGTGTCTTTTGACTATTAGGAAAGATTAAAAGTTATTTATCCCCAAAATGTAATCTAGCATGATCTTCTATATCATAAGGTTCCCCTTCATGAGGTGGAGGAGATCCTTTTCTATGAGGAAGTTTACCTTGTGCAGCTAATTTAGCTCTTTGTCTTTTTGCTAAATTCTTAGGTAAGGGCTTCTTGTTAGCTTCCAAAAGAAGATCATGTATTCTTTGATATAAACTCATGACGGTCTTCTACCAGCTTTTATTTCTTTTTTCTTTAATTTAGGATCTTTGGGACGACCTAAGTTTGGATTTGGTTTTGGCCCCTCACCCGTTGGACCCATTGCGGCTTGTCTTACCTTTGCCCAAAAAGGGCTTACAGGCTTCTCTTCACTTAAAAGATCATATATTCTTTGATAAGGGTTCATTCCTTGACTTCCTTAGATTTAAGTTTAAAATCAATAGCGTTAGTTATGATTGGGTTTCCGTCAATCACATCTATCTTATAGTATTTACTCTTGTCAGGCACTTTCCCAGAAATAATTGTTTGAGCAATCTTCTTGGCTATATTCTTACGGATAAACCTCTTTATATTTCTTGCTCCGTACTTCTCAGAATACCCATTATCCACAATATAGTCTAGGATATCCTTGTTTTTGGTTACAGGGAGGTTCTTTAATTCCAATGCTGCTATCTCCCGTACATTCTCCTTGGTTAGAGAATTAAAGATAATTATATCGTCTATACGGTTGATAAATTCGGGTTTAAAGTGACCCTCTATTGCATCAGTTATCTTGTATCTCTGCTCATCGAAAGTCTTATTCTTCTGTGCAAAACCTATATCCTTGTCACGCCGGATATCCTTCATGCCCAAGTTTGATGTGAAGATAAAGATCGACTTTTTGAAATCACAAGTATGACCTTGTGAGTCCATGATCGTGCCCTCATCCATCAAGTTCATAAGGGCATCATACATTTTATCTGAAGTCTTTTCAATCTCGTCAAAGCAGATAACCCAACGATTACCCTCCTTTGACTTTTCATATAAAAGACTCTTTTCATTTGATCCAATGTATCCGGGGGGTGATCCTGTGAGGCTTGACTTTTCGTGCTTGTCACTTAAAGTACCACAGTCTACCTTGAAGAACTTATTCCCATATCTTTGAGCTAACAGTTTTGCAAGCTCTGTCTTGCCCACACCTGTAGGCCCAACGAACAAAAGAGCAGAGTGATCAGCCATGTTAGCAGTATGAAGCTCCAGAGTCTCCATGACCACATCAATGGCTTGATCCTGCCCTATGATCTTCTTCTTGAGGAATTTCCTTGTCTTATCTAGTTCAGTAGCCAAGATCCTACCAATCTCCATATCAGAATCAACTCCTGTAGGTGCGCTAGCTTCCTCCTCCAGCAAATCTAATTTATCAAAATCTAGTTCTGACTTTAGTGTGCTGACTCTAGCTCTTATGTGGTTTAGTAGATTTAGATTTAAGCAAACATTTTCTAACTTGTAATGTGGATATAACTCGACAACTGAGTTATACAATGAAGAGATAACTACAGGCTCCTCATCAGGGCTGAGAATAGCAAGCAAGTCCGCATAATCTACAACGAACTCTGTTAGGAGTTTATGCTGATAAGATTTGATTGAGAATTGCTTGGTCTTCTTACTGATCCCTGTAGCTATCTTATTAAATAGCTCGGTGTCCTGATCTGTGGTTAAACACTTGATGAAGACTACCTTGCGGATAGGCTCTAGTACAATTCTGTAGTTGTCGATTCCCGATGTCATCAGTCTTCCTCGAAAAAGTCTACTTCTTCCTTCTTTGACTCTCCAGTTCCATCCTTAACTGTAGCATTATGGATTTCGTACTTGACCAGTAGATCCATTAGTTTTGCTACAGAAACCTTAGATGACTGAGCTAACTTTAGTGACTCAACCATCAACTTTTGTGCGTTTGTTCTAAGTTGCATATCGAGAGCTTCATCATCGGCATCCCGTTTGAACTTAGTATAAGCATCCAATGCAAGTTTACGGTCATCCGTAGAGTCTTGCATCAACTGCTTAACAACTTTGCGAATCCTGTTAGGTTCAACAGGAGACTTCTTTAGTTTATAGTTTGTTACCATATCTATCTCCCATATCTTCAGCCCATAACATAAGCTGATCTTCGTATACTTTCATGCTTACACCCAAAAAGCTATCAAAGGTAGTTACTTTGAAATCTACGGGAGTGTTCCAGAATGGATTATTTAACATTCTGATCGCGTCCAAATCGTTCAAAGTTGTCTGTAAGGAATTCTCCGATGTTGCGTTCGTTTCTGATTTCTTCATTTTGTTTGTGTCTTTTTATTTGGCGTTGTTTCTTACGAGCTTCAACTGCTTTCTTTTTGTTACGAAATTTAAAACTATCCTCATTGTTGGTTCTGAATGTTCTGCCCATCTAAATCTTCCTTTGCGAATTGTATCTTCTCTTCTGCCTCCTTTTGTTTATTCAGCCTCCGAGTTTGACTGTTTTGTATGTCTCGTTTTACACGACGAGCTTCTAACCATACAAGCCAGTTCAATCCAAGATCCAATTCCATATCTGAATCATACCCAACTAGTTTAAGTATGATATTTCCTGCACGGGAAATCCAGTCCAGTATGTAATAGACTCCCCACTTGAATAAATTAATTAGAGTTTTCATCATCTCTGTCTTCAAAGTCTAATTCGATCCCGTACTCTTTTATTTTATTGTGGATGACACCATCTCTTGGGAAATAGAATGCTACACACTCTTCCATATGATCCCAATAAATGTGTCCTAGTTTAGGATCCGTCTCTGACATATCATAGACCAAGTTATATATTTTGCACATGATATCCCAGTCTTGATACTCTGGAACATTATGTTCAAATTTACTATCACCATTAGGGCGATTCAAAAAGAATTGAAGCTGCCCCTGTGTGATGTATAACCCTGTTTCTTCTTCTATGAGTATTGGATCTCTAAACATTGTAACCTCCTAAAAAACGAAGGGGTCTAGATTTTAGCCTAGACCCCTTTCAAAAGAGCGACTGATGGTATCAGAGTGTTCCCGCTTGTTGACGAGCATTAAACGCTTGCTGACGACCTTCTTCAGTTTTTCCATACTGGATCATCTCTGCTTTGGTCATACGGAAGCGTTTGCCTGTCTTCTGGCGGTAGTCCTCTACATCAGTATATAGCTGTGAGGACGATTGCATTTGGGTAGATTCTTGAGGCGACCCAAAAGCATTGTCAAAGGCTTGGTTAATCATAGTTTTTAGATCCTTTTCATTCATGGTTGTTAGCCGGATTTGGCTCATTTATAATAGCATATTCCGGCTACTTAAATTTAGTTATTTTCCAAGAAATCCTTAACTGCTTGCGAAGATTGGATATAAGACATTAGCTTATCCTCTCCTTGGAACTTATTTCCTGTGGACTTCTCAGTATACCAACCACCATTCTTTTCAATCAAGCCACAGTCCAGCACGACCTGCTCTAGGCCACAGTACCGTGTAAGCCCTTGGTTAAAGTACAACTCAAACTCGCACTCTTGGAATGGAGTTGTAACCTTATTCTTGGTATTCTTAAGTTTACCCTTGATGCCTAGAGGGTTGTCCTTGCTATCACGGAGAACATCTGAAGTTTTATTCGAGTGTGTACGGATGCATACACCACAATAGAACTCCAAAGACTTACCACCACCAGAACGAGTCGTAGGATCCCCATACATGACCCCCGGCTTAGATCTTACTTGATTGATAACGATAAGTGCTACCTTGTTCTTACGCAAGATAGGATTAATGTGGCGCAAGCACTGACCAATCTCCTTGGCTCGTACAGCACCGTCCATGTTATCAAACTCACCAATCTTCTTTTCTGCTTCTTTATCAGATTGGCCTGCCATAGAATCTAACCCAATGACAATAGGTGTATTCTTGTCGTGCTTACGGATTTCTTCAATTAGAATCTCCATACGGCTAAAGCACTCAGGTACAGTCTCTGGATCATCGTAGATTAGCTTCGCAGGATCTACACCCATTGACTTAGCGAAAGATGCATTGTATGAGAACTCATTGTCGTACATTGCGGTAAACCAACCATTCTTCTGCGCTGATGCAAATGCGTGCGTCAAGAATAGAGTTTTACCCGTAGACGAGTCTCCCATGATCTCAGAGATATGACCAATAGGCCATCCTCCGTTATACTTTCCAGATATGACTTTGTTCAAGGCATAGCTGCCACTATCAACATACCCTAGATTAACTTCACGCTCAGACAGCAATCCTGCGCTGTTGAGCTTCTTGAGAATGTCCATTTGATTCATAGTTTATTCCTTGTGTATACACAAACTTCGTGATACCAAAACTCTTGAGTACCCTTTGACAATTAGCACAGGGTTTAGCAAGAAGTCCTCCTTCACGATAGATGTACGCTGTTGCACCCTCAACATCATAACCTTTTGAGAGTGCATCCTTCAATGCCTTTGTCTCTGCATGATAGTACTGATGATATCCTACACCCATCTGGGGATCAGTACGGTAAAGGTTAAATCCTCTACCAATGATCTTGCGCTTTTGTACAATCACACACCCTAACTTGTAGGGTGCATGAGACTTAAGACTTTCTTTCTTCGCAATACGAAGAAATCTGCACAGGGAATCTTGCATATCAGGCATTTTTATTTTTACGCATTTCAGCGAGACGCTTGCCCTGTGCAACACGACCATCAGACGCTTCCATCTTGGCAATCATAGTATCATACTCTTGCTTGCTAGGAATGTGACCTTTAGGTGCTTCTGCCTTGTCAGACCCCGGCCTATAACGCCATAAGGGGCATACATAGGACTTACAGTTACGAGCATCTGATCGAGATCCACCAAAGCAAGATGTACAAAAGATCTCAATAGCAGCAGACCGACTACCTTCGTAATCGGCCTTAAAACCATCCTTGGGGTTTTTGACTCTTACATCATTCTCTGTGCAGTTTCTCATGGTCATCCATTATAGAACTGACAGAGGTAAAAATTCAACGATTATCCCCAGACCCTTGGATTTTATTACGGCTCATCCTGTCCTGTAGCTTTATGATGTTGTCTGAAGCTACTGTAGTCATGTCTAGGTCTAGATCTGAGCAGATAGCTGCAACATACCAAAGTACATCACCTAGCTCCGATCTAATCTTTTCTTTATCTTCAGGGGAAAAGAATCCTTGCGAATCCCTCATTACCTTCTTGACTTTCCCACAAACCTCTCCTGCCTCTGATGCTAGGCCAAGAGTGGGGTAAAGGATTCGATCTCTGTAAATTGCAAACTTCTTAGCTTCTTGTTGGTATTGATTAAAGTTCATGCCAACATGATAGTTCTATTAAAATAAAAAAAGGTAGGAAGAGCGCACGATCCCCCTCTTCCTACCCTACCCTATTCAGGGTTGAACTATGACGGTCCCAAAGTTATATAGATCACTATAGGCCCCTGATTTTGTTAAAATAGATATTTTCATTTTTTCGACAAAGTTCTTCCCTCTGTGCCGATGTTTTATTTCCAAAATAGTGAAATTGGTGTAAAACAGACACATTATCAATTAATTTTAAATTTAACTTAGCTTTAGTTAATTTATAAACAAGGTCATTATCATCATATCCAATCCCGTATGCGTATTCCCTAGAAAAATTATCTATCTTTTTTAAATTGCTTCTTTTTGTAGAGGCACAAAAGTGATAGTGTACTGGTCTATATTTACTGTGCGCGTACCAACCGTCATCACCGTCATGATGCGCTGATCTCTGTTGAAAATCTTGTGCAGTTTTTATATCATAACAAGATTTTTTCTCTGGTAAGGAGTAACAAGAATATGCAAAGTAGTCACTATCATTTAAGTTTGATAATGTATGAGATATAACATCATCAAAATGGTAACACTCAGGATTTTGAATTATTACAATATCATTTTCTGAATATTCTATTCCTACATTGTAAGGGATAGATGGGTTTACATACCATTTATTTTGAGGTAACTGCACATAAGTTATGGGAAATTCAAATATTTTTTCCTTACCCTCTAATAGTGTAGACCCATCATCAACTACAACTGTCTGAATGTCGTTGTGCCCATGTTTTTTGTATATACTACATAATGTATTGTATAATAGAGGGAATCTATTGTAGTGAGCCATTACAATTGAAATTTTATTGCTCATGGTTGATTAACTTGAACAAAATACCAATTTAAATACCAAGGATGACCAAAATAATGTGGAGAACTAATATTTATTATTTTTTTATTAGTTTTTTGTACAATATCCTCAATTTCTAATCTAGACCTAAAAAAATGGTTTTTTTGCTCTATAAAACTATTTATTGGATCAGAAATTGGATTAGGATATTCTGCAAATTGGAAAAAAAATATACCTGTGTCTCGTTTTAAATTAACATCATTTATAATTCTACAAATTTCTTCATTCGTATTATGTTGAAATACTAAATGTGCTATAGCAACATCCACTGATGGCAATGATTTTAATTGTTTTGTATTAATAGTCTTTTTTACAAGATGATTTATTTTGGTTAGTGCAACTTCAGATATATCACTAGCATAAAGATTTTTTGCTATTTGTGACAATTCTGCTGTACAGTTACCAAGACCAACACCAATTTCTAAAACATCTTTTTCTCTTAATAAAGAATCGCTAATAGAGTGCCATCGTTTTATTTCTTCTAAATCAGATCCTGTTAGCCAAAAATTACTACTTTCTTGATGTTTAGCATCCCAGAAAACAGAATCAACTGTTCTTGATATTTTATCATTCATATTTTCTGAGTAAGGTTAATCCGTGATTATACGGTAATGTGGCATATTCCCATTTTTGTCTATCTAATTTTAACAAAGCTCCATAAGGACCATAATTACTAAAATAAACAGGATCCCCGGGATCATTATTGTAGTTAGGATGTCTAAAAGTATGCATAGTATCATGCAAAACAATAATTGTTTCTTTTGTAGCCCAAGGTTCAATTAAATTGATTTCATTAAAAACATGAAGACCATCGTGCCAATCATCAATAAAAACGAAATCTAATTTTTGATTTACAGATTTTAAATAATCTATAGCGTTCATTTGATGAAAATTCCAATGTGATTTGTAATCTTCATTTGGAGAAAATGTTGTATTAGTTATATCAACAGAGTTTAAAATGCCTCCAGTAGCCTTGGCTCCCATTAATAATGGCATAGTACTGTCGCCATTTCTTACACCTAATTCTAAAATATTTTTTGATCGAGACGCTACAACTAATGAAAATAACACTAATAAATGTTGATCACTATCTCCCTCACCGTATAACGCCTTATTAATTAAATAATTTATCATATAAAGTTCACATGTAATGGGTTTTTTTCTAACATATAATTTATGAATCTATTTTTATTATTAAACATACATCTTTCACACGAAGATGCTTTAAACTTTAAGTAATTCTTGACTTTCTCATCAGAAAACCAAAAATCTTTGAACGATTGATTTTTGATAGACCCCATCAATCCTAATTTATTGTAGGCATTGTTACAGCAAGTGTATACATTTTGATCTCCACCAATGTAAGTGTTTAGATGCATATACCCACAATACTCGTATTCAGGCCGTTCATCAATTAGATCTTGAACACGATCACCAAACAAATTAAAGACAGTAAACTTGTTAGTACTAAAATCTTGTTTTGCTTTAACAGCAAGTTCTCGTGCAACTGGATAGATTTCTCTATGGTATTCAAAATCATCAGGGGTGAACACTGCGCTTATGCGTACATTGTCTACTCCAAGAGATGAAAAAAGTTTTACTGCATCATAAATCTCTTTGTGGTTTTCTTTTGTTACAACAAAACCCACACCAATTATAAGTTTACTATTGGGATTATTTTTTTTGGCAGAGACTACTTTTTTAATGTTCTCAATTGCTTTATCGAAGTAATGGATGGGGACTTCTCTAATGGCCGAGTATGTCTCTTTTGTAGCAGCATCCATAGAAAACCTTACCCAAGAACCTTGAGCCAAGATTTCAGGAACTCCATCAAGCATTCTAGTTCCATTAGTTACAAGAGCTAAATCCAAACCTAGATCAATAGTTTTTTGAAATAGTTCCTTGTGCTTCGGATGGACTGTTGGTTCACCTCCCCCAGTGTACTGGATAGCTTTGACTCCCATCTTACTACAATCATCTAAAATTTCCATACATTTAGAAAATGGAATCATTCTATTGGGGTTATTGTTTATCATGCCAGTCTCTGCATCTTTTTCCCCAAACAACTGATTAGATGTGTAATTTTCCATTCTGTATGCACAGAATGAACAATTATGATTACACAAATCAGATATAATTAATTGAACCTGAAGAGGAACTGGTTGACCCCCAGAGCGCATCTCATTTATCTTGTCTTGATGATGAACTATTTTATGTGGATTATAAGGATTACTCATGATTTTTTATTTTATTAAAATTGACTTTATTCCATTATTGTACTTAAAGATGTTATCAAATAATAGGCCCTTAGAACTTTCAAAAAGTTTTGTTTTTTCTATTCTATATATGGTTTTATGCATTTCTGGTGTATTGTCTTCCCCCGTGTGTTCCCCAAAATCATGTATATACACCGTCTTTTTTCCTAGTAATTGACATCTAAAAGTGAAGTCTGCATCTTCATGACCATATTTTCCATAATCTTCACAGAATAAACCTATTTTATCTTTTACATCTGTCCCCCAAACCATACAAGGACCGCCCATTAAGTTAGAATCTATGTACTTGGATGTAAAAACAAACCTATCTTTATACTTAGTAATTAGATCAGTTTCTACTAGGACTGAACAGATGCCAACTTCACTATTATTTTTTACGGTACTTGTTGTTTTAACTAACCAATTTTTTGGAAGAAGCACATCATTATCCATTACACAATAATGGGAGTAATCTAAATTGTACACATGCTTAAGCCAGTAGTTAAGATTTTTTGCCTTCCCTAAATTTTCTGTATTATACTTAATATTTATGGACTTACAAAAATTAAAAGGTTGTAATGATGATAAATAATTTTTAGTCTCATCCGATGAATTATCATCAATCAAGTATAAATCAAAATCTGTCCCTGCGGAATTACAAATATTGTCAATTGTTTTTTTAGTTAAATCAACTCGATTATATGTTGACATTAAAACTGCTGTATCACTATATGTTTTTTTTAGATTAGTGTTATTAATTTTTATAAAAGTAACATGTGCTTCATCACCATCTCTATCAAACAGATAGCAGTTAGGTTCCGATGCACACAATCTTTTCGCTACATCAAGAGGGTATTCATCAGTAGAGTTTTTTGCAGTCAGGTAATGTGGCATTCTAGATGTATGTAAATCCTCCCAAATAAATATGAGGGTTTCACTAAATAGAGAATAGCTAATAAATTGATGGTAAGTAAAGTGAGATCCATCATCAATTACAATGTCAAATGGACCATGCTCATTCTTAAATTTAGTTAGTTGCTCTATATTTCCTTGATCAACTAAATAAGTACTGATTCTATCTTCTTGAAATAAGAATGCTGGGTTTATATCTATTGCATGTATTTTTGCATTAGGAAAATACTCTTTCCACATTCGTAGAGATTCTCCTTTCCATATCCCTATTTCTAGTATTTTCAAAGGCTGATCTCGTAGAGAAGATAGATGATAATCATAAAAATTACAAAAATTATGATCATACGCTTTATCTGTGTTGCAAGCCATACCTATTTCATGTAATGATTTCATTTGTGTTCTCCTAAAATTTTGCTACAATACCGTGCCCCATACATTCTAACAAACAAAGGATACATATTACCATCAGATTCCTCTGTTTTATCAGACCATCCATTATGATACAACCAAGTGCTTTTTTTCATAACTAACTGCATGCAGTCAATATTATACTTTATGGTTGGGTAACCTGTAAAAATCATGTCTTTATGATCTGCATTTTGCTTTTCTCTCCATACAACCTTACCATTGCATTGCATTCCTTTCATCAAAATAGGAAAGATTACAATCTCATTAGTTGGCTGAAATGGAATCACCTCTTCCGTTTTTTCGTGAATAATTTGTAGTGCGTATGGATACAAGATGTTATCTGGATTAAAGTGAATTATATAATCTCCAGATGCTTCTCGAATACCCATGTCACGAAGAGAGTGCCCCCAGTTGTTGTATCTTTTTTCAGTTATCTTTATTTTTAGATTGGTTATATTTATATCAGGAATTCGTCGGCTTGTTGGACCGTCATGATATAATAAAACCTCAAAATCTTTAAAAGTTTGATTTTTTAAACTAGTCATACCTTGAATAAACGATTCATCTGATATAGACTTATCGTAGTGAGGTACTATAATACTAAATTTTGGTTGAGTTTTTCCAGTCATAAAATTTCTTGTACATGGTTAGTCTATGGTGTACGACCTTGTTAAGATCAAAGTACTGTTCAGTGACTTGATTTAGGTTTTTACCCATTTCAATTCGTAGATCACGATCCTTGATCACCTTAGCCAGTGTAGATACCCACTCACTCTTTGGAGCATCGTGAGGAATTAAGAATCCTGTCTTACCATTTATTATAGTTTCATCATAGCACCCAACATTAGATGCAATCAGGGGAACACAATATCTGCCTGCCTCTGCAACCTTGATCTCAGACTTGGAGTCGTTAAATTCGTTCATCTGCAAAGGTGCTATAGCCATCTCCATATGGCTATACATTACACCATATTGGTCTGTAGGCATAGCAGGATTGATAGTGTAGTTGCGACTACCCTTTAGACCCATCATGATTATACGCTCGTAGTTCTTCCATACATCTTGTTGCCAATCAGGGCCTGTGTTTGGGTCTACTGGAGGCTTACCATAAAAGTCCCAACGAACTTTTTCTTTTCCTGCTCTTTGGTTAACGAGATTAGGAACTCCCGCGAACTCTTTGACATCCTCCTCATGGTGAATGCCTCCTGCCCAGCCAACTCTAACAAATCTGTCTTTTGGCACTACAGATCTTGGAGAATTCCAACAGGGTAAAGTGTAATCAATAGCATTCTTGACTACAGCCAAGATGCCACTACCCATATACTCTTTAATTCTATCTTGGAACTTACGCTGAGTAACTGTAACAATATCACTATTGTTGTATATAAACTTAGTAAGATCGGACAATCCGTTTTCATAAACGGATTCTAGTCTGTGCCCCTTATACAACTGAGTAAGCAAGTCATCCGTGTCATAATGGAATACCTTGCCCCGTTCTTTTGCCTTGCCACATATGCGAGCAGTATACTGCCCACCATAGTTGGATATGTTGTTGGTCATCACGACATCAGACCAATCCATATCATCCCACTGCCAATCAGTAATCCAAGAGAACACACCCTTCTTGGCAGCTTCCTCATTCAATCCCAATATGTTTTCAGTAAATCTAACTTCAACTACATTTGGGTATAGCTGTGCTAATTTGGCATATGGAACTATCGCACGGTAATAAGCACAACCACCTTTGTTTGGTAGTGCCACAGCGATTCGTAGTGGTCTGTTTAGCCCCGGAAATCCTTGTTGTGATTTCCAAAAATCAATTGAATATGTATCGTTAAGTATTTCTTTGTGCATAAAAAAAGATGAGAGGGTATTAGCCTCTCATCCATAATAGTCTTTCTAACTTAAATTAGCCGTTGATTTGCTGTGATTTTTGTTGAGTAATCACATCACCAGATTCCTTGGGAGCTAGTGTGACAGCCTTGCTCAAGTCAATGAGAGCTTCACGCAAGTCATCCAAGTTGGGAATCTTACCATCATGGTTAGGCCCTTCAACACCGGGAATTACACGCTTGGCTGCTGTAACGGTGTGTTTGCGGAATCTACTAGACAGGAAGGGTAGAACCACAACAAGTAGCTGCATCCATGGTGCTGATCCCGGAATCGTAGACCCAAACACATTTGCAATCAAACTAACCACACTCGGGGATAGAATTTCTTGCGTTGCGTTTGCATCCAAGGTTACAACCATTGCGCCCGGGGTATCCTTGAGATGATCCTTTGTAGTGATTACAGGTTGAGTACCACGCTTCTCAAATTCGAGCTTAAGGGCATCACCTACATCACCACCAAGAGTCTCAATAGGAATCACTACAGATTGTTTACTCTCTAGTGATTCGGGCGTAACATTACTTGTCTCTGTGATAACTAGAGGTGCTACAGGATCCTCGGTGTTGCCCCCTCCGAATGTAAATCCGGGACAGGAAGCTAAACCTAGCGAAAGTACCACACCTAGTATAAAGTTTTTAATCATAATCATCCTTTTAGTTTTGATAAATAATCACCGTCATCGTTACCTTCTGCTGGAGAAGACACAACTCTGGGTGAGAGTGAAGCAATACCAATCTCAGCAAGCAGGATGTCTGCGCTCTTACGCATTTCTTCAAAGTCTTCCAACTTGACTAGTGCGTGAATATCATGGAGTGATTCCATGAAGGCAGCGATCTCCTGACCTGTTCCTGCTGGAGATGACTTGGGACGAGGGCTAGATTGGTCGTACTTCGGGAACCCGCCGTCCATTTCCTTTACGATCTTGAAATCGTATCCAGTCTTCAAGTCGGTGATATCACCGTAGTCAGGATCCATCATCGTATTCAAGATCTTCTTAAAGACGATCTGACCGATTGAAAGAATCTTGACCTCGTTAGCAGGACGGACAGCTACATTCAAGTAGTAGCGTTCACGAGGCTTGATCAAGCGAGCGAGAGTCGCATACTGATCCTTGCCATCCTTGCCAGTCTTCTTGCTGTAATCCCACAACTTATAGTAGGCATCACAGAGAGGACACTTTTCATTGTGTACCTTACGGCAATGGAAGTTCTTTACATTCTCACCCTCTCCGATGCGGTGAATCTTAGTCTCCGCATAGAACAAAGGATCGTTCTCGCCCTTAGGGGGAAGAATGCGAAGAGTTGTTGTACCTTCCTCTAGCTGAACAAAGTTCTTGAGGAAGTCCTGACCGCCACCGCCCGTCTTACCTGACTGAAGGGCTTCATGCTTCTTACGAAGCGCATCTAGATCTACTTTTCCCATGTTAGTTTTCTCCGTTACTTAGCGTATAGCTTGGTTTCTGCTCTTTGGTTACTAGACAGTTGAATTAGCATATCCTTCTTGTGGTCGAGAGCAGTCACTAGCGACTTCAAGAGGGAGTAGCGTGTTGTGAGGTTGTTATAGTCCTGTTTGAGTACAAAAATCTCAGGGTCTGCTGAAACGATTGCCTCTAGGTTTTTATCCGTGATCTTTTTATCTGCACCATCTACAGCAGCAAGGCGTACTTGTGCAGACTTTTGTTCTATTTGTACTTCTACGGAATCCATCTTCTGTTTTACAAGTACCATGGCTCCAGCATAGTACGCATAAATAGAAGATTGACGCTCCAGTTCATGATCAACTTGATGTTTGTCTATCAAAGTTAGATTATCGCATAGGCTGATATAGAGTTCCATGTCGAGCTTGTCTGCGATGTTCTTTATAATTTCAGACTTCATTGTGTGTCCACTAGTATTTTAAACAGTTTGGGATTGAGCCTCATCAATAATAGGAGACTCCTGCTTAAATTAGTTGTTAGCTGTTCGTTGGTTGGATTAAATTCTTTGTCCTCATCAGGATCTGTGTATCCAGAGATTTCCATCATCAAATGTGTCATCTCGTGGAGCAGGACTTCTCTAAAGTATTCACTAGGCAATCTATCATCGACATAGATTATGTATGAGTTTAAGTTTGTAAACCCAGCACATTCGTCAGGAGAACATGGGATGTCATTAGTAAATTTTAATTGAAACTTAGCCCACCCAGCATCCACATGGGTAATTTTAGCGTCAATTATTTGGTTCATAAGATGATCAGGCTTCCGCTTCATTTTGTTCCATGACTCCTTCCGTCATTCTAAGAGTATTATAGTCCACATCTAAAGGTACGATAAATCCCTTACGAGCGTTACGAGACTTAATGACATAAACCCTTATTCTGCCATCTTCGTACTCTTCCTCGTTCTGGTTTAAACTAACCACGAAATCACAAGGACGAACCTTACCGTAGCTGTCTGCCATTTCGGCATCTGTAATAATCTCTGCCCTGCGACCAGCACGGTTTGTTTGTGTGGCCGTCCAGACTAGGATATTATGCTCTACAGCAAGTCCACGAAGCTCTTGCGCGATCCTTTCCTGTGCTTGGTATTCAGGCATACCTTCAGCAATAGGGCGTAGTAACTCAAGATAATCAACAATGAGAACATCAGGGGTAAAGTTTTCATAGTTCTTTAGCTGATTAAGAAGTGCTCTAATGTTATTAACATTAGCACGACCCGTTGGGAATTCCTTGATTACCAACTTACCATCAGGGAATTCCTTGCAGAAGATATCCAAGCGTTCCTTAACTTCGCCTGTATAGTCCTTTAGACGGGACTGAGGCAACAAAGTCATTACAGAGTCGAACCGCTGTGCAAGACGATCCTCACTCATTTCTAGAGATACATACAAAACCTTGCGGTTCTCCATCAAAGAGGTAACTCCTTGATTCACAAGGTATAAGGACTTACCTACACCAGCAGGAGCCACAACCATACATAGCTCCTTTCGCATAGATCCACCCTCCATGTTACGATTCAGGGAGCGCAAAATAGTCTTGAATGAGTCTCTCTTTGCAACATTATATGTGCGATCCCAACGGTCCTGTAAATCATCAAAATAAACCTGACCGTTATCAACAGATCGAGAAATCATCAATGCCTGACGAACACGATCTTCTACCTCACCAAACTTATCTTCCTTAATCAGGGTTAACGAATCTACAATCGCACCCTTCATTGCTTCCCGTTTGGCGAAGTTTTCAATGATATCAAGATAATATTGCTGGTGACCAATCGACTGGACATCCAACTTGTTGATAAACTCTAGTTCATCAGCGTAATCAGATAGATCCTGCCCCTGCCGCTTAAACTTCTTGGCCTCTTCAATGATCAAATCATCAGTTGGAATTTCCTTATACTTCTCGTAATATTCAGTTACGATGGTATAAATCTGAGAATGGATCTTGGCTTCGAAGTACTCAGGCTTTACGAGGTTCACAATCTCTAGGTAGAAGTCTCGGTTAGACTTCACTAGATACAAAATGCCTCGTTGGATTGATTCTGCGAAATTATACATTTTTCTTTTTCTTAACCAGTTTGTCTTTGATGTTATTGATGTTCTCCCCTACCTTATGGGTAAGGGATTGTTTCCTGCTAATCTCAGATTCTGACATTACACGCATCATACCACTTTTTACAGCGTTTTGTGTAGGAACATATCTTCTGTACGGGCTAGGTGTGTTATCAACATTGAGTCGCTCCTTGCTATCCCGTATGGCCTCATTATAGAAGGCAGTGACCTCAGTTTTTCCTAACCTGTAAGGCATTCCCTTCATGTGGAAAACTCCAGCCGAAATCATCTTCTCTGCAAGTTTTCCACATTCAGGACACTTTTTCTTTTTAGGAATATTCTTTGGTACGGATTGATATATGTGCTCGAAAATTAGTTCACACTTGTGACAGCTAAACTCGTATGTCGGCATATCAAGCTCCGCAGTCCCCACCATTCAGAGAGCAAGCACCACCATCAGCCATGCCTGTCTCTACTGAACGATCACCAACATACTTAGCGATGTTTTCTGGTGTCATGGGTACGGCTTCCAAAGGCTCATTGCCTTTTGATCCTGCACGATAAATGGTAAGTCCTTTTAGATACTCAACATAATCCAAAGCTACGGTGCTAAGTTCGGCAGCTTCTGCATGCTTTGGCAAGTTAATTGTCTTGCTGATTGAAGAATCAATATACTTCTGCCAAGCAGCCTGTACAGCTAGGTGTTGTTCAGGAGTTATGTCGTATGCCCCTACGAATCCTTCGATTGACTTGCCTGAATCAAAGTATTCACGGAGTAGAGGATCAACCACGATAACTTCCTTCCACACATTTGCATCCCGGTATCTACGAATGTAAATAGGAGCAAACATAGGCTCGATGCCACTTGACACACCCCATAGCATAGAGATAGTGCCAGTAGGGGGAATAGTAAGCATAACAGCGTTACGAATGCCATGCTCCTTAACAAGAAGTCGGATACGGGCAGGTAAAGTTCTTGCAAATCCTTCATCTAGATATTTCTTTCTATCAAATGCAGGGAAAGCACCCTTATCTCTTGCAAGATAAGCAGACTTTATATATGCAATGTCCCGCATAGCCATCGCAATACGCTCAGTTAGTTCGATACACTTCTCACTACCATAACGGATTCCGAGTTTGATTAGCATGTAATGATAACCAAGAACACCAAGACCGATACGGCGTGAACGATGACCTACTTCTCTGCACTCAGGAGTTGGGAAGTAATTTACTTCTAGAATATTGTCTAGGAACTGAATGCCAGTGCGGACTGTGTGAGCAAACTTCTTCCAGTCAAACTCACCGTCAGTAACCATGTTAGCTAAGTTAATGTTACCTAGGCAGCAGTTTCCATAGTTAGGTAGTGGAATTTCACCGCATGGGTTGGTTGAACGCATCTCCTCAAAGTAAGATACATTCGTATGACGATTAGCTAGATCTAGATTGAATATGCCGGGATCTCCAGACTTAACTGAGTTCTCCCAAATCATATCCCAAAGCTCACGAGCCTTCAATGGCTTAATTTCAGCAGATGTAAAGTCGTCCGTGAAGTGAATCTTGTACTGTTCCTTAGCACGAGAAATAGCATCCTCTGCTGAGTTAGCAACTACCTCAATTGTAGCTGGAGTTGGGTGCGCTTCATTTACACGATTGACTGTATAGATCTGATACTTACGGTTTGCAAAGGTAAAGTACCAATCTTCATTATTCTTGCACGCTTCAATGAAACGATCAGTAATACCTACCGAGATGTTAAAGTTATTCAACTCCTTCATGTCTAGCTTAACATGGAGGAACTCTAGTAGGTCAGGGTGTGTAACATTCAAGATAGCAATCAATGCTGTGCGACGATTCTTGCCTGCACGAACATGGTTACCTATCTCGTTTAGCATACGCATAACAGAGACTGAACCGGGGGCAGAGTTCTTCTGCTGCTGAATGTGGTCACCCTTGGGGCGAATATCAGAGAAATTGAACCCGATACCACCACCTGCACAAGAGATCTTGTACATATCCTGAATGGTTTTGCCGATGGATTCAACCGAGTCTTGTGGGTTGATCACATAGCAGTTGAGTAGGTTTTGGCGACCAGCGTTACGGCCAGAGCCGTAAATGATTCTACCACCGGGAACTAGGTCGCCTGATGATAGGGCTTCGTAGAACCTTTGCTCAACTCTTTCCTTATCCTCATCACGCTCTGCACCAGCAGCAGTCTTTGCGATAACTCTCGCACGCTCGGACCAATTTTTTTCGCCGGGGTATGCATAACGCTTCTCAAATATTTCTTGACCTAGTCCTGTTAACTTAGCTATTGACATTTTGTTTCTTCTTTACTTTCTGATTACCTATTGTAGATACACCATTCTTCTTGGTGACCGTAATTATAGTAGGGGCATCTATTAAATTTTTAAGATCATTATTGTGTGTAATTATAAATAAAGTCTTAGTTTTCTTTAGATTCTGTAGTAATATATAGAGTCCGTGGAGAGACTCCGTATCCAAACTTTCAGCAATTTCATCAAAGAAG